AGAGGCACGGGCAAGCTGTGTCTGTGTCCAGCCGCGAGAGCAGAGGCAGTCGAACAGGCGGGAGCGGAAGGTGGTGAGGTCTGGGGTGGTCATGAGTGGTCACCTCCTGCCGTAAGAAGCTTGACTGCAGCGCAGAAGACAGCGATCACAAACAGCCATGTAGGCGCACCGATCTCTGCAAGTATGTAGGCTGTGAGTAAGTAGTTAATCATTCCTCGTCCTCCTCATCTTGCATGATACATACGGTTGCCGAAAACATCAGCGTCTATCAGTCTGCTCATACTGCTCACCTCCCTTGCTTGTCGTAAAGTACACCTCTGGCATATCCCAATGTTCGCAATCTTTGAAAAACGCAAAGCTATGCGGTATGTAATGCTGTTGAATGTGTGAGGCGTGTCGTTCGCACGACTTATGTGTGCATTTGAGGTTGTAGCAATAGGTTTTGTCTTCACTCATCCTGCTCACCTTCCCTCATGTCTGCGCCGCAGTTAGGGCAGAAGTCCGACTCACATCTGTCTGTTTTCCATTCATTCCACAGAGGCTTCTTACCACACTGGTCGCACACCTTCCAGATACATGTGCCGTCTGTCACTTCTACCCACCTTCCCCTCATCCTCTGGGGCTGTGCCTCTGCCTTGCCTCTCTCATATGCGGCTCTCCACAGCTTGTCAGAGTAGGAGGACAGGTCGGGCTGTGCGGTGGGCAGGTCATTCACAAATTCGATAAACCTCCCCATGACTCTCTTCGCCGCCATGCCTGCGGTGCTCTTGTCGTCCTCGTTCGTCGTTATTTGTGCCTTAATAAGTTCGACCATGAGGTCAGCGTCAATCAATCTCATATCCCCCTCCTCTCACATTCTTCCTCGACCTGTGCGGCGAACTTTACCCACTCGCCCTTCTGATGTCCGTAGGCTCCTGCGGCCTTCTGCCATCGGCAGTGTTCCCGAAGCGCCCGTACATCTCGGTCAAGCAGCTCGGGGAGTTGCCTCAGGACGATGGGCCGTATCACGTCCGGCACGAATGACTCCCGGCCCATGACGTCATGTACGGCATACACTGCCAGCTTGCCGATATCATCAAGGCTGATAGTCATACCTCCATGCCTCCTTCCACGCCCTGTTCGCCTGCAGAGACCGACGACAGGACGTCGATGCCGGTGACCCTGTAGCACTGGGAGACGATGTCCTCGTTCTCTCTCCAGTAGCGTTCCGTGTCCCGGAGGGCATAGACGATGTCCTCGAAGTCCACTCCGAAGCGGGTGTGCAGGGTCATGACGAACCCTGCGTACACCTTCGGGATGATCTCGTCGACCGCCCTCGCGAACAGCATCACCCTGCCCCTGTCCTGTCTCGGCGCGCTCTTAACCACGCGCATCCGTGCTCTGCTCATGCTCCTTCGCCTCCTTCCGTGCCATGATCTCGTCTATCTTGGCGACCACGTCATACAGGCGTTGGTCGGGACGTCCCGCGTCCTCGAGGTCATCTATCACTCCCAGAATCCAATTCCTCAGCTCCATCATCGTCAGGATCCTCCTCAAAGACCGTGCTCCAGAACTCGTGCCGCTCCTTTGCTGTGTCCTCGCCGACGACCATGCCAAACGCGAATGCCGTGGTCAACGCGAGGGCTTCTATGATGATTCCCAAAAACGTCATGCCGTCTCCCTTAACCTTTCTACGATCTGCTCTGCCGTCACCCTGTCCAACTGGTAGGGGCAGGACAGGATCCAACGCTCGATTGCCGTCTTCCTGCTTGGGTACTTGGCGTCCCTGTGGTCCAGAACCGCCTGCCGCATCACTGCCACCCGCAGCTCCTCCCATCCGGCCTGCGGCTTGACCTGGCCCTTCTTGCGTCCGGGCTTATGTCCCATTGGCGTCACCTTCCTTCAGCCCCAGCAGCCAGTCTGCGGAGGCTCCTGTGACCCGGCAGAAGCGGAGGAGGGTCGACCCGTTCATGCTGTCGCAATGGCATTTGTACAGCGCGTTCCTCTGCCTGCCCATCTTCCGGGCTATCTCTGCCTTCGTCATCCCGGTCCGGGAGCAGGCGATGTCGATACGCTCCCAGAAGCCGGGGATAAGTGTGATACGCTTCATACCTTGTTCCCCCATATCTCGAGCATCCACTTCCATACCTTGAACTCCATCGGACAGTCCGTGAACTCGTTCCCTTTCCTGCCAAGGATAACGACCGTGCCGACGATCTGCTCGTGGAATGGCTTCATGCCCATGACAAGGTTATGTTTCAGCCCTCTCAGATGCCCTTCCTCGTTGACTATCATTGCTGCGCCGCCTGGAAGTGGGACCGCCTCAATCGGGCCCTCCACAATCTTCTGGAGATTCTCCAGTGTGCAGCTGATGTTGGTTACGTGTCCGGCCTTCTCGTCAGGGCGTTTGATGATTGCGCGATAACGTTGCATTGTGTGCCTCCAATTTTCTACGAGTAGAAAAACTACCGTTGATACCGTTGATACCGTTGATAATCAACGGTGCACCAACGGTGCCATCAACGGTAATTCCCAATAAACGGTAATCCCTTTTTATAGGAATAAGCTAGATTCTATGCGGGTTTCTGGGCACTTTAGTCCACTGAATCAACGGTCATCAACGGTAATTCTTCCATTTCGTCAGTATCATCAACGGTGAACAATGGCATGCGCTCAATTCTGTATGTCTTTGCCCCCGACCCGTTGTTAACTATCGTGACCCTCACGCCGTCCTCATTGAGGAACCTGCCCTGATGCTTGTGCAGGAACCCCCCGATGTACTTCGGTTCGTCCACAAGACCCACGCCATAGATGATGGCGTCCTGTTTGATGTCACTGCACCGCCCCTTCCAAGGTGAGCTGTACTGTGCGATTGCGAGCACCGCGTCCCGGATCGGGGACTCCATGTACTCTTGATCTGCTGCAGCCATCTCTCGCTCGTAGGTCGTGGCACCGTCCACGACAGACCACTGTGCGTCCTTGATCATCACATCCAGTTCCGGCAGGCCGTCGATGGTCTTACCCTTCACGGAGATGTGGATGGGGTCATCCTTCCGCTTGCGGAACATGACGATCATCTGGGTCGCCGCGCCTTGCAGGCCGGTACTGCCGAGGATGTTGCTGAAGGGATCGTCTGGATCCACTGCTTTTCGGTCATGGCAGACAAGGATAATGGAGATGTGGTACTTCTGCGCAAGCTCGTTCAGCGGAGTGATATCCCTGTACGCATGCTCATACTCGCTCTCCTTGATGCTCTTGGCAGCCGAGCGGATGATCTGGAAGACGTCCACGACCACCACGCCGATATCAGGGTCCTCTCGAAGGTACTCCTCAATCTGTTCGATGAATCCGTTCTGAAGGTTGTCCGTCTCTGTCTCCAGATAGAACTTCTTCGGGACTGGCTCACCGTGCAGGATCTTCTTGAGGCGCTTCTTCTGGATGACCTCGCTTGTCTCAAGGTCGAGGTAGAGTGCGGAGCACTGCTGGGTCTTGTACCCGAGAAAGTCCTCACCTTTCGACACTGCCAAGCAGAGAGCCAGGGCGAGCCATGACTTGCCGAGCTTGGGCTTTGCCGACAGGATGCAGGTGCCCTCCACTAGGAACGGCAGTTCATCACCCACGCCGACGAATGTCTTTAACTCTGGGATCTCTTTCTCCATCAAGGCCTCTGCCGTCTTCAGCTTCCTTAGCTTCTTCTTTTTAGGCTTTTCCGGCTTCTGAATCGGAGCAGGCGTCTCCTCCTGCACCTTCTTCAGATGCTGCCGGTAGCCTTCGTCAATAGCTTCGTCATCCGTCCTATCGTATGCGCCCGGCTCGAACTTCTCCCGGACGTCCTGCCACCGATACTTGCGGCAGCTGTTGTGATGGCATTTGAAAGCAATCCTGCCATCGCTGTACTGAAAGATTTTTGCATCGCCATCTCTGTGGCTGTGGTCAAATGGGCATTCATCAAGCCGGTAGATCTTCGACCCGTCCCGGCCTCCGTTGGAGTCTTCCTTGTAGGTCAGGCCATGTTCCCGCATGAAGTCCAACAGGTCGAACTGCTGGGAGACTGGCTGCATCCTCGGAGCAGGCTTGTGCTCCTCTGGGAGTTCTGACGCCAACCGCAGCAGGACGTCCTTGTCATTGACTTCCGGCAGCTGGTCGCCGCTCAGGATCCTGCTCATCCTGTGAGGTCGATCGGTCGTGTCTGCCCCCTTCTGGGCGAGCGTTCCATGCAGTTTGCAGATTCTGCTCGGGTTGAAATTGGACGTGTCGATCTTGACGTGTTCATTGTCGAATAGCATCGCCAACGTCTTAAGGCATCTGTCGATGATCTGCGTGTTCTCCTCCGTGTTCTTCAGATTCACGCGGTAGAGCAGATGGTAGCCGTTGCCGGACAATGCTTGGACAGGTTCTTTGAACCCGAGACCCTCAAGGTAGTCGTGCACCTTGTAGGAGAGATGCCGCGCATGCCCCAGCTCCTCGTCAGTGGATGAGATGCCGGTGGGCCTCACGGGGTCAAGGTCAACGAACAGCCATTGATAATCTGTTATCTCGCTGTCACTGGTAGTCTGCTTGACCTGTTTGAACTTATCGTGCTGTTCGCGGGAGTAGCAGGCAGGGTTGATGGCGTTGAGCGTGATGTAGATATTCCGCCCGCGTACATCCACGGTGTCGAAAGCCTTAATGAGCGTTTCGACATCCGTGAAGTACCCGCTGATGATTACGTTCTTTGACCCGCCGAAGATGCGAACCTCAAAAAGCTGATTGTTGGGTTTGAGAATGGCGATGGCCTTACGCAACTCTGATTCGTTTATGTACTCCGACCATCTCATCTGCATTCAACCTTTCAGAACGGGATCTCCTCCTCTGTGTTCTCAGGGAGGCTGAGGAAACCATCAATTTCACTGTCTGTCGAGCTTGCCGCCGGTGCTTTCGCGGGCAGCAGCTTTGGAGCAGGAATGGAGGCGTCCTTCGCCTTCTCATACAGGCAGAACCACTTCGGGACCCTGCGCATGCTCGTCTCGCCGTTGTACTCCTGCTCCTCCTCGCCGTAGACGACGCCGATCTTCTTACCGATGAACTGCTTGCCCCAGTTGGCACCGCCCCAGGCTACCTTCACATTGTTCGACTTCTCGACCGTCGTGACGAACGACTTGAAGTTGCGGCTGGTCTTGCTAGGATCCTGATAGTCCTGCACCATGATGTACTTCGAACCGGCAAAGGGCCACTTCTTAGGCTCCTTGTCGAAGCTGTTGAACATGTCGGTGAAGTATCCCTTCTGGGGGTCGTTCTGGTCGAAGTCGAAGAGAACCACGATCATGGGCTTGCCGGTGCTTGAGTTCTTTTCGGAGACCTGCTTGATCACGGCATAGTGTCCGCCGAGATTGACAGCTTCAAAGCCCGCCTTTGCTTCATCGTATCCTGTAGGTTTCTGCATCAGTTATGTCCTCCTTCAATGAATGTGTCTATGATCTCAACCTCCTGCATGAGGATGTTAAGGTTCTTGTTTTCCAGATAGTGCCGGTGGAAGGAAGCAGGTGTATGGTCGAACGGGCCGCCTTTGCGGCCTGCCTCCTGCCGCAGTGGGTTCTTGCCCCGCACCTTCTCGCCGTAGTACTCGTCGAGGAACTGCTCGACCGTCAGGCCTCTGGCCTCTGCGGCGAAGAACAGCTCATACCGCTTGTTGCGGATGAACAGTGAGATGTCGTTGGGGTCGATCCTCGGATGCGCCGTCAGCTCCTCATCGCGGTAGTATTCGTCGAGCAGCTGCCGACAGACATCACGGTTGCACATGTTCGGGTCGTCAACGTTCCTGCTGATGAGCCTGTCGTGTCTCCAGTTCTTGGAGCAGATTTTTGCGGTATGCTCCAGACTGTAGATCTCCCAGTGACCATCCTCTTTCCCGGTCCAGAACGGAGAGCGTGTCCACGACCTGTGGAAGGCCTTGTGGCATTCGTCGCACATCGTGACGACATCCCTCATCCGCTCGTTGCCGAGCCTCAGATAGTGCAGGTGGTGCGTCTGGTAAGACTTGCCGTGCAGGTCCTTGTGGCAGACCACGCAGCGACCCTCGTCGAAATCAAACCTTGCCTTCCTTACCTTCTGCCAATGCGGGTGCGACTGGATGTACTTGTTGTAATCCATCATCGTGCCGTCCGGCAGGTATGCGAGTCCCAATCAATCACCTCCCCTCGCGACGCTGTTAATGTCGGGAATTTGAGAATAGTGTGTTTTGCCTTCTTGGTTACGATCACATCGTAAGTAGATGCGAAAAAGGCATTCAGCGCTTTTTCAATTTTTTCTTGTCTCCTGTCGCCGATTCCATTGATGCAAAAATGGCTGTTGTCGATATGATCCCGAAGTGCTTCAACTGTCTTAAAACCGGCGGATTCAATGATGCTAATGGTTCTTACATCTAGCAGGTTCCGCCCTGAAGGTCCAAGGATGTTTATATCGTGCGGTTTTGGAGATGCCGAATAGTTTGTAACCTTTCGGATGTTAATCCCTGAAATGCCCTTTTTGTGTAGCAGGTTATAAAGGTCTTCAACATCTGCGACGAATAGCTTCATCATCTCTGTCTGGTCAAACCACTCTGTTACGCCGTTACGCGTTGTCCTCCTATATTTGTCATAGATTTTATGCAACGCAGATTCGAGCATCATATCGTGGCTTCTGTTTGCTGTCCTTATTGTCTTTATGACAAATAGGTCCATAGCATTCCCGGTCTGAAGTCCTCGCAGCCTGTTTTTCACATTCTCTGCGACGCCTATCTTCACGTAACCATTCCCGTCTGAGATTACGTAGACCATGCCGTCAATACTCCTCCAGAGCCTTCAGCACCAACGTGATATCGTTGGGAATCTCGTCCTGATCGAACGCTCCCAGAGGCGTCTTGACGCTGCTCCGGTCGGCATGTGTGTGCAGGATGTACTTTCCGTCCTTGCACTCCGCAAGCAGGACCGTGGTCAGCTTGCTCTCCAGAACGATCTTCTCCAGCTTCCTGCCGTTTGTGCGGATGTGCGTGAAGACGATGCCGCTGTCGTCGACATCCGTGATGGAGTGGGCGATGATGATCACCGTCACATCGGGCCGCATGCTCAGGCAGTAGTCGAAGATGGACCAGACATACTGGGCCAGGTCGGTCCACTTGCCGTACCCCTGCACCTTGACGTTGCGCATCTCCTCCGCCACCATGACACCGTTGATCGTGTCGATCACGACCGTCTTGATGTGCCGGAAGTTCTCGTCATCGTTGACCCTGTGCAGGATCCCGAGGACATTGGTCGGAGTATCGATCGCAAGATAGTTCTTCTTGTCAGTGTTGTACTGCTTCTTCCACCCCTTCCAGTTCAGACCCTTCTTGTCGCAGTCCATGTACAGGGTAGTGTTCGGGTCGAGATTCCGCATGGCGGTCGTCTTGCCGCTCCCGGATTCGCCCATGATGCCTAAAACCTTAGCCATTTACATCTCCTCTCTCGCTCTGATATAATCAGAGACGGATTGACGGCTGACCATAACGCAGTCCTCGTGATACCTGCGCAGCTTCAGTCCAACCATAACTTCGAGATATGTCTCATCCGTGATCCTGTCCCCACAGTAGTCACAGATGGGGCATTTCTTTTCATACGCCGCGTCATCGGCCTCCTTGAGTGCGAGCGCGTCCTCTGGGTCTCCCCAGTACAACTGCCGCATCATACGAACGGCAGGTCGTCGTCGACCCCCTCCGGGATGGTGATGGGTTCGAGGTCATGATCCTCATGATCCTTGTCATACTCCTTGCTGAGTTCCTCAATGCGGCCCTTCACATCGTAGCCGTACTCCTCGAGCATCTGGTCGATGTATTCCTCGTCATAGCGGAGCCTGCGGCTGGTCGGTCCCATCCATGCCCTCTCAAGGAGCACGTCGCAGAATGTCGTCAGCTGGGTCTCTGCCCGCTCCATCCTCTGGATGATCTCGTTATATTCACCCAGACTCATTGTTACCTTAGCTTTCACTCATATCTCCTTTCTTTTCCTCCCCTTGTGTGTGCTGTACGGGAGGTTGTAGATCTTCCGCAGGCGCGTGATGCGCTTGTGCGTCGCGTCCCATGTCCTGTCGATCTCGTCCGCGATCTCTTGAATGGTGTGCCCGCCTTTGACCATGACAATGATCTGGGTATCTTCCTCGTCTGTCCAGGCTCGACCTCGAGAAGAATGGGCAGGACGTCTTCCAGAATCTTCAGCAGGATGTACGTGCTTACTCCCAGCAGCAGTCCCCCTAAAAACAATTCCTGTATAAAGGTCATCACGTTGTAGTGTCCCCTCCTTCATGTGGTTCTCGAGGAATGTCGCCACGATAACCGGCGGCTTCTCCTCATGCTTGACGATGATCGGCGCGAACTTGGGTTT